AAGTAAAGTATGAGAAAGCAAATAATGCTGGTATTACTGAAACATATCAATTAAGTACGGAGGACGATTTCAGACCAGAGATATTAGAACCATATGTAAATGCAAGAGCATTAGTATTTGAAGTGTTTAAAGTGTTTAAGCTATTTGAAGAAGAGTGGATGAAGATTAAATCCATTAGCTTTAAATGGCATAAACAAATGCCTAGAGTTATTACAGAAGTTAAATATGTGCTTTTAATTACCAATAAAAAAGGTGATGAATGTACAATTAGCACTTCATGGCTTCCAGTAGAAGAGGAAACACAAGACAAACTAATTCCATTAGTGGAAGAAATAGAATTATTTGTAAGAGGTACAAGAGCGCAGGGGAAACTATGGGAAGAAGAAATAGAAGATGATGCGGTTGAGGGTGAGACATTTCACATCAATGATCTAGTACAAGAAGGAGAAGCGGATGATTAAAGACCAATTAATTTATGTAGCGCATCCATATGCAGGAAAGGAAGCTAATAAGTATTCCATTGATACAATTATGGAAAACTTAGTAATGCTAGATAAGAACAACACATATCTATCACCTCTTCACAATTTCAGCATGTTGTACTTTGATACACAGTATTCAAAAGGCTTGAAAATATGTTTGGACATGCTAAATAAATGTGATGCCTTAGTATTATGTGGAGAATGGGAAACATCTAAAGGCTGCATTGGTGAATGGTCATTTGCAATAGCAAAAGGGATACCAATATATACATGGAAAGAATGGACAGATAAATTAAAGGAACAGGGAGATAATAGCCGATGACAGGAAGGGAATATTTAAATCAGATACGTGATACTGATTTGAATATCAAATGTAAGGAAAGAGAAGTGTTAAGGCTGCAACAAGACATAATGTATCTGCAAGCACTAGACTATAGCAAAGACATTGTAAGCGGAGGGCAACCAATCACATTTGAAGATAAGATAGCAAACATTGATGCACTATCAAATGAACTAATGAGGGAGTGGAGCGGTTACCTAAGAGAAAGGGAAAGAGCAAGATTTCTTATTAATGCAATATCTAGTGCCAAGCAAAAGGCGGTACTGATTGATAGATACATTAATTGTTACACATGGGAAAAGGTAGCAGAATTAATAGGGTGTTCGGTGCAAAATATTCACAATCTGCATAAGCGTGCAATTAGAAATTTTGAAGTAATTTTTAAAAAGGTTGATAGTATTTGACTATCAATTTATGGGATACTATACGTGGGCATGGATGAAGAGAACACTTTCAACAAGCCTCCTAGAAAAACTACACACTATTAAGGACTACATCATACACAGGTCGCACAACACAGTATGATGCGGTCCTTTTTAGTTTATAAGGGGTATTTGATGAAACATAAAAGAATTACATCCAAGAAAACAATACAAGAAGTTCGCAAGCCATATTGTGAAATATGTGGACAAAGAACAAATATAGAACCACATCATATTAATACACGTGGAAGCGGTGGTGGAGATATTAAGGAGAACTTAATACAACTCTGTACACAATGCCATATCAATACACACAGTGGACAATATCCAACTAAAGATGATTGCTTAAATAAAGTAGCAGAGCGTGAAGGTATTACATATGATGAAGTATATGCAATTAATCGTAGAGCAATGGGATATGATGTATGACTAGAATATGTTGTGACAGAGATAGATGCCTTAATAATAAATATGGTATCTGCACTGCAGACACAATTGAATATGAAGGGATATGTCAAAGCTACATTACAACTAATGATGCAAGAAAAACTAATTGCGGATTATGTAGAAGAACACATGGAAAGTTAAAGCGTAATAGCAATAGGGTATTAAAGTAGAGGTGATGCAATGCTAAAAGCATGTAGCTATTGTGGAGGAATACATGAAGGAGAATGTCCACAGAAGCCAAAGAGAAACTACAGACAAGAACATAACAATGCATCTGCTAGTAGGATAAAGGAGCGTAAGTTTAGAAGCAGTAGTGAGTGGCAAGATTGTAGAAGAGATATATTAGAACGTGATAAACATTTATGTAGGTTATGTTTATATGAAGATAATTATATTAGTGTAGGGCAACGCTTAGATGTGCATCACATTGAACCATTACACGAAGCATGGAAGAAGCGTACTGATGAAAAGAACTTGATTACATTATGCAAGATGCATCACTACAAAGCAGACCATGGAGAATATAAGAGGGAGTACTTAAAAAAAATAATTAGCACCCCCCCTACCATAAAATAATTTTTTGGCGAAAAAGTCCAAGACCGTACTGCTCACCACAATTTACACAATTTTCCCTAATGGGACATGCGTGCGCACGTGAATATATATTTATTTATATTGTAACTATACAAGGATGCTGCAATAGAGAGGAAAGGAGGTAGACACATGAGAAAGGCTGTATCAGCAAGGACTACAAAGAAGCATTTAACAAAGGCAGAAAAAGAAAAACGCATAGCTGTAGAAAATGCGTTCATTGATGATGCGGAAATAGAACCGCCAAGCTATCTGACTAAAACACAATTAGAAGCATTTCACTTTATTGTTGATGCATTAAGGCAAGCTAAAGTATTAAGCCGATTAGATACACAAACAATTATTCAAGCTAGTGTAGCTATTGATATGTTACATACGGCAAATAAGCGTGTGGCCAAAAGACCAACACTTGCAATTGATAGGGAATTTGTGGCAACACAAGAGAAGCTGGTGAGGACCTATTTAAAACTGTGTGATGAATTATGTCTATCTCCACAATCTAGGGCAAAGCTGGGAGTACTTGTAGCTAATCAAAAAGAAGAAGAACAAGATCCATTGCTTAATGTACTGCAAGGGGGTAGTAGTTGATGAATAAAAAACATCCAGCCTACAGGTACGCAATGGATGTAGCAGAGGGTAAAGTCAATGCACCTAAATATGTCAAACTACAAGTAAAGGAATTTCTTGTTATTGCTAATGGTAAAGATAGCAGATACATGATTGACGATAACAAAGTGCATACTATAGGCGAACTATTGAAGTTAATGGTAATGCCTAAAGGCCTAAAAGCAAACTCTACTGTGTATGATGCGATGGCTGGCTTTCAATGGCTATTCATCATAGCTATTCTAGGCACTGTAGAACGTGATAATAAAGATAAACGAAGATATGAAAATGCTATATTAGAAATATGTAGAAAGAACGGCAAGACATTCCTAATTGCTGTTCTTTTTATTTTGCTTTTCTTCATTGAACCTAAATTCTCTAAATTCTACTCAGTCGCTCCAGATGGTTCGCTATCACGTGAAATTAAAACGGCTATTGAAGAGATAATCAGAAGTAGTCCAGCACTACTGGGGAAGATGAATGGGAAAGAAAAGTTTAAAATATTGCGTGATTACATCCATTGCAACATTACTGAAAACAGATATACACCTCTTAACTACTCAACAGGGCGGTTAGATGGTAAGTTGCCTAGTGTATTTCTAGTAGATGAAACAGGAGCATTGCCAAATACCTATGCTATTGAAGCTATGAGGTCAGGGCAGTTGACGATACTCAACAAGCTAGGCTTCATTATTTCAACTAAATATCCTACACTTAACAATCCATTTGAAGATGAAGTGGACTATGCAAAGCGTGTATTGAATGGTGCGGTAGATGATGATAAGGTGTTCGCCTTGTTATATGAACCAGATGATACAAAAGGCTGGGCAACGAATGATGAAGTACTAGAACAAAGTAACCCACTAGCTATTGAAATGGAAGAAATCATGGACGACTTGAAAGCTAAACGGCAAGTTGCTATAGAGATTGAAAGTAAGCGTGAGAACTTCATAACAAAGCATTGCAATATCATTTATAGCGGTGCTGGTAGTGAAAGTTTTGTAAATGTAGCAGATTTACAGAAAGGTGCTATAGATCATATCGACTGGAGCGGTAGAGAGGTATTTCTTGGTGTCGATTTAGCCATGACTACTGACAACTGTGCCGTATCTATGGTGGCTTTTGATGAAGATACAGAAAAGGTATACCTTAATGCGGTGGCGTTTGTACCAGAAGATAGGATAGATGAAAAGTCTAAACTTGAACGTATTCCATACCGTGATTTTATTAATGCTGGATATTGCCTAGCCTGTGGTAATAGAACTGTAGATTATGGGGCAATCGAACGCTACATAATGCAAATAGAAGCCAAATATGGTGTTACTGTAATGGGCATTGGCTACGATAGATACAACGCTTTATCAACTGCTCAAAAATTAGAAGATGCTGGATATACGATGGTTGAGATTAAACAACATTCAAGCGTATTGCATCCTGCGACTAAATGGCTTGCAGAATTAGTAGCTGATGGCAATCTTGTTTATGAAAAGGGCAATAAATTACTAGAAATCAACTTTGAAAACTCACGTTGCGTGTATGATACGAACATGAACAGGTATGTAAACAAGAAAAAATCGAGGGGCAAAGTTGATATGGTGGTAGCTGGTATCAATGCAATGTATCTATTGCATCAAAATTATATGCTTAATAGTACCCTTGATTGGGTAGTGCAAATGTAGAAAGGGGGTGAAATATTGGGATTAATTAAAAATATCTTTGGTTTAGAGGTACGTGAAGAGTCTGTAGTGAATGAAAACTCATTCATTGATACGGCTGATGATGTAGATTTAGGACTTCCTAGCTTCGATGCATCAACACGAGTAACAAGACAACAAGCGTTAAGTGTGCCAGCGGTAGCAAGTGCGTTATTTTTAATTAGTGGTATTATTGCTGGTATTCCTATCAAGTTATACAGACGAGATGGAAATACTATCACAGAAATCACAGATGATGAACGCACAAAGCTATTGAACATTGAAACAAATTCAACACTAGGTGCATTTGAAACAAAGCAAGCTATGATTAATGATCTAATCATGGAAGGTGCTTGTTATTGCTACATCGGAAAAGATGGAAATAATGCTACATCATTACAATACTTGCCTAAATATCGTGTAAGCGTGCTAGATAACGGAAAACTAATTGATAGGACTGTACTATTCTTAGTAGATGGGAGTTACTATGATAACTTTAATATCATGCGTGCGGTTAGAAATAGCAACGATGGGGTGCATGGTAGAGGGTTATTAGACGATAACGCTACACAAATTTCTAGTATGTACAATGCGTTAGTGTATGAAAATGGTGTAATCAGTAAGGGTGTACGTAAAGGCTTCCTTAAATCTGAGGGGAGATTGACGGTCAAAGCACTTGAAGCACTCAAAAAAGCATGGCGAATGATGACGGCTAAACTAGGTACTAGTGATGTAATTGTACTTAATAAGGGCATTACATTTGAAAGTGCTGATAGTACAGCCGTAGAAAACCAACTCAACGAAAGTAAACAAACAAATGCGGATTTAATTTATAAATTGTTTGGTTTTACTGACAAAACATTTATAGATGAGAAAGCGTTTAATATTTTTGTTAAAACTACGATTATGCCAATCGTAAATTGTTTTGTTGAAGCTATCAATCGTTCGATGCTGCTTGAAACAGAAAAGGGAAATCTGTATTTTAGCTTAGATATGAATGATCTATTGAAAGCGGATATGCTTACACGTTTTAATGCATATAAAACTGCATTGGATAGCAACTGGATTAACGTTGATGAAATTCGTCAACGTGAAGATTTATCTCCTATGGGTATTGACTTCGTAAGTATGAACCTTGCGAACGTGTTCTATTATCCACAAACGAAGAAAGTGTATACACCAAATACTGGTGTACTTGGTGATTTAACTACACTAAAATCAACGAAAGGGGGTGAAAATAATGAAAATTGAAGTCCGTAATGGTGCAGTTACGATTGAAGGCTATGTAAATGTTACAGAGCGTTTAAGCAAGCCTATTCGTGATGTAAGGGGTAATTTTTTAGAAAAAGTACAAAGTGGTGCGTTCAATTCTGCATTACAACGAAATAATAACGTAGAGTTACGCTTTAACCACCGCAGAAAATTGGGAGACCAACAAGACGGTTCTCTTGAATTAAGAGAAGATAGCATTGGTTTATACGCAAAAGCTATTGTATCTGATGCGGAAGTAGTACAACTTGCAGAAAATAGACAACTTAAAGGCTGGTCTTTTGGTTTTAGAAAGCTAGAAGATGAGTGGGATAAACAGGAGAATATGCCTGAAGTACGCACACTTAAAGCTATTGATGTAAGTGAAGTTAGTATTTTATCTGTGAACCCAGCATATATTGCAACATCTATCAATGTACGAGCAGATGAAGGTGAAGATTTACTTGAGTGTAGATCTAACGAAACTGCAACAGGTACATTGGAATATGATATTGAAGAACGTAAGACTGATGATGATGAAGAAACCAGCAATCAGAAATATCATGACATTTTAAATAAATTAAATGCTTAGCATCCACCATATGTGGGTGCTTTTTTAATGCAAAGAAAAGAGGATAGCATGAATTTTAAAAAACTTATTGAAAAACGTAATGGTTTAGTTGAAGAAATGAACAACCTTGTTAAAGCAGCAGATGAAGAAACTCGTGCGTTGAACGAAGAAGAAACATCTAAATTTGAAGAACTTCGTAAAGAAGTAGCTGGTATTGACCGTACATTGGAACTTGCAAAAGAAGAACGTTCCATGATGTCTGTATCTAACGAAGAAGAACCTGCTAAAGCTGACGAAAAAGCAATGGCAAAAGCTGAAGAACGTGCGTTTGCTAACTTCTTGCGTAGTGGTGAAACTACATTCGCTGATACTGAAACACGTGCAGATGTAAACCTTACTAAAGGTGACAATGGTGTGGTAATTCCATCTACAATTGCAGAACGCATCATTGGTACTGTTAAACGCATTGCACCAATCATTGAAAATTCTGACTTCTACGATGTAAAAGGTGATTTGGTATTCGCAGTTGAAGATGAGTCTACAAACAAAACAACTTGTGCATATGTAGGCGAATTCCAAGAACTTGAAAGCACTAGCGGTAAATTTAAATCTGTTACATTAAAAGGCAATGTAGTAGGTGTATTGACTAAAGTATCTAAATCTTTAATCAATAACGCTGGCTTTGATATTGTAAACTACGTTGTAACTAAAGTAGCAGAAGCTATTGTAGTATTCTTAGAAAACGAAATGATTAATGGTACTGCTAAAATTCAAGGTTTATTGCAAGCTAAAAACATCGTTACTGCTGGTAGTGCAACTGCAATTACTGCTGATGACTTGATTGAACTTCAATTCAAAGTACCGCAAGCGTATCGTGGTAATGGTGTATTCATCATGAACCCTGAAACATTCAAAGCGTGTGCTAAATTGAAAAACACACAAGGCGAATACTTGCTTAACAAAGACCTTACAAATGGTTATGGTTACACATTGTTAGGACGTCCTGTTTACGAATCTGACAATATGCCTAAAATTGCTACTAAAGCTAAAGTTGCAATCTATGCAGACCTTAAAGGTTATGCTACAAAAATCAGCGGTGAAAACTCTGAAATTTCTGTATTGCAAGAACGCTTCTATACTCAATACGCAGTTGGTGTAGCTGGTTATGTTGAAGTTGACGGCAAAATTGTTGACGAACAACGTATTGCTACATTAGCAATGGCTTAATAGTCATGAAGTACAAGGTGTTAGTTGGTTATAGTGGGGTAGTATCTGCCCCACTTGATAGCGTTGTTGAGTATACAGACGAGGTAATCATCAATGATCTATTGCAAGCTGGTTACATCGAGCCTGTAAAACAAGCTAAAACCAAAAGCAAAAAGGCTGAAACAGAGGGGTAAACATGAAAGTTAGTGAGTTAAATCTTGATATTGTATCGAACTATATTCGTGTTGATGTTACGGCCGATACTAAACCTATCTTAGACATGGTATTATCTGCAGCAATTTCCTATTGTATGACATACATGGGTATAGCTGATAAGACTACACTTGATGATTATGAAGATATGCCTATTGCCGTATTGAGTTTGTGCGGTGAGTTTTATGACAATCGTACATTTACGGCCGTTGAAAATGCGTTGGTAAATCCTACGGCACAAGCTATCTTAGATAAGTATTCAATGAACTTATTATAGGTGAAATTATGTATAGAAAAGGTAGATTAAGCACTCTATTACAACATCAAGCAGAAATTCACGCTAACAGAAAATCAACTACTATGAATGAATTGGGGCAATATCCTATTGTTGATACAGTTATCGGCAATATGCATTGTGGTGTTATTCCACAGACTGGCGGTCTATTAAGTGGTAGAACGGCAGAAACTACACTTGCTAGAACTACACATAAGGTAGTGTGTAGGTATCGCAATGATATTGAACCAGATATGTGGTTAATTATTGAGGGGCAGAAATATAACATCTTGTATGTTATGGATCCGTACTTAAATAAAGAGCGACTAGAAATATTTACAGAGGTAGTAATCTGATGAGCGTTGATATTGAAACAGAAGGTTTAAGTGAGTTTTCTCAAGAGTTGTTAGACTTAGCAACTAAAGACTTTCCAAAAGATACAAAGAATTTTCTCCAACGTGCTGGCAATAAGCTAAAAGCTAATGCCAAAAACAACTATAAAAGCGGTACTACACAAGGCACTAAGAACCTTATCAAAGGCCTTAAACGTGATAGAGCGTATAAGTATGGTAAGGATGAGTGGCAAGTAAGGGTTAAGAATACCGCACCGCACGCATGGTTAGTTGAACACGGCCATGTGATGCTAGGTCATTCTGCTCAAGGTAAACCTAAATTAATAGTTGGCAACACAGGGGAAGCCTTTGTAAGAGGGAAGAATGTAATGGGTAAAACTGCTAAAGCCTTTCCGTCAGAATATCAAGGGTTAGCGGAAGAATTTATTGATAAGATGCTTAATGAAAAAGGTTTAGGCTAGTGATAACTGCAGTTGAAATAGTAAAAGCATTAACAGTAAAGTGCAGAGAATTGCTTCAATGTGATGTTAATGATAGAGATATTTCAGAGGGATTTACTAGACCATCATTTTTTATTGAGGTAGTAGACTTCAACAATGAAGATATAGGCGAAATCCTAAGAGGTGATACGCTTAACATCTACATTTACTACTTCAATGAAAAGCGTGAAACTGGCTATCTAAACTTACTCAAAGCAAGGGAAAGTTTGCGTGAAATGTTAGCTGGGCCTGTTAGCGTAGCAGATGGATTTAGTATAACTGCATCTGATATAGTCGAAACAATCAATAAGGCTGATATGTCATATATCACTAACTTTGATGTAACGATCTATCAAAACAGACCAGAAGCAGATGCACCTTACATGGAAGAGTTGTCAGTCAACGGAGAGTTGCAAAAGTCAACAGAACAATAGTTATAGCACCCACCATGTATGGGTGCTATTTTTAATGGGTAAAAGGAGCATAAAATGGCGATTGGCTTACCAAATATTGATATTGTCTTTTTACAAAAGGCAGTATCCGCAGTATTACGTTCTGAACGTGGTACGGCTTTAATTATCGTTAAAGACGATAAACAAACTGAAATTGGTTATGATGTATTCAAATTTGAAGCAGACATTACTGATAAAAAATACAATGCCGATACAATTAAATTGTTGAAGCGTTGCTTCTATGTGAATGTAAACAAAGTAGTAGTGTTACACGTTCCATCTAAAACAACTGCATTTGCAGATATTAAACAAGTATTAGACCGTATTAAATATAACTGGGCTTGTACTACTGTAGCAGAGTGGCAAACGGATTTAGTGTCTTACACTAAAAGCCGTAATGTTATTTCTAAAGGCCGTAAGGTTAAATGCGTAGTTGCTAACGTAGCGGTGGCAGATGATAAACACGTTGTAAATATGAAAGGTAATTTTGTACATGAAGCTAATGCGGAAGCAGGCACTAATGTCAAAATGACTGATTATTTACCACGTATTACATCTATTTTGGCTAACTTACCAATGAACCGTAGTATTACATACTATGAATTGGAAGATTTGGACTATGTGGATAACTCTTATGTTACTGCAGAAAAAGATGTAAACAAATGGACTGATGAAGGCTGGTTGCTTCTCATCAATGATGATGAAGATAATGTAGTGCGTGTGGGCCGTGGTGTTAATACATTGACTACATTCACATCTACTGATACAGAAGATATGCGTAAAATCATCATCGTTGAAAGTATGGACTTAATCCAAGAAGATTTGTATTCCACGTTTAAGAAATACTACGTGGGTAAATATAAAAATCACTTGGATAACCAATACTTGTTTATTTCTTCTGTAAACGCTTATTTCAAATCCTTAACTAAAGTTGTTAATGGTGAAATTTTAGATCCAGAATATGACAATCATGCATTTGTTGATGTAGAAAACCAACGTCAAGCGTGGTTATCTGTGGGCAAAACAGAAGCAGAAGATTGGGATGAAGCGAAAGTTAAAGAAATGTCTTTCAAATCTACTGTATTCATTGCTGCTAAAGTTAAAATTCTTGATGCGATGGAAGATTTGTCCTTCCAAATTACTATGGAATAAGGGGGTAAAGTATGGCAAGTAAAGATATTCATAATCAAATCTTACGTGGCCAATTTGGTAAGGTATGGATTGATGGCGAATTATATGCAAATGTTAAATCTTTTGAAGCTAAAATCTCTCTTAAATATGAAGCGGTAGACATTAATGGCGAAATGGGTGTACACCAACGCTTGGTAGGTTTCGAGGGTGCTGGTACATTGGTACTTCACAAAATCGATAGCCGTGTGGCTCAAAAGATTGCTGGTAAAATCAAAAATGGTAGTGTACCAGATATTAAAATTGTATCTAAATTAACAGACCCAGATGTAAATGGTGCTGAACGTATCGAATTAACTGGTGTTACTTTGGACGAATTAACACATGGTTTTGAAAACAAAAAGGTACAAGAAGAAAGCTATCCTTTCAAATTTGCTGATTACAACTACTTAGACTTAATTCTTTAATATATGGGCGGTGCTTAATGCATCGCCTTTCCTTTTAATGTGAGGTGGATAATATATGGCTAAATTACAACTAGAAGATTTACTTAATCGCAATATGCAAGAGGGGTTTCAATCCAAAGACGTATATGTTAAAGGGTTAGGTGGTGAGTTGACTGTAATTCATCAACCATTACCAACTGTGTTACGCATTATGGATGAAATCAAACAGGATGCTACGTTATCCACGGTGATGGATGCGATGGTACAACTTATCTATGCATGCGTGCCTTTGTTTAAGAATAAAGAGTTACAAGAAAAATATGAATGTGCTGAACCTACAGATGTAGTATATAAAGTATTAAACGATAGCATGGAAGATATTACTGCATTGGGTGAAGCCATCTTGGGTATGTATGGTATTTCTAATCCAGTTGAAGATGTAAAAAAGCAATAAGGGCGGACAGGGAACTAACAATGTTCCGCTATTATATGCAAAAAGGCCATACATTATCCTCGTTACTTGCATTAGATCCATTAGAACGCACGTTTTATAGTGCGTGCTTTGAATTGGATATGGAAGATTTAGAAAGGGGCAATAATGGCTAAAAGTATTAACGTATTACTTAGTCTTAAAGACCAATTCACCGCTCCTATGAAAAAGGCTGGGGATAGTGCGAAAGACACAGAACGCAAGATGGTAGCCATGAAGAATAAGTTAAGTAATTTTGGCAACGGAATTAATAACAAATTCTTAGGCATTGCTGGTAGCATCGGTAAAATGGGGCTGGCAATGTCAGGCTTGGGTGCGTTCGCTAGTGTTGGTGCTATTGTTGAGTATGGTAAAAAGGCACTAGAAACGGCTAAAAGTGCAGAGTTATCTCAAACATTATTGCGTAATAGCTTGGCTAATAACAATTCATTGTATGATAAATCCGCACAGTCGCTAGATGCTGCACAAAAGCAGTTAAACGAATATGCATCTAAATGGGGTCAAGTAGGTGTTATCTCTGCTGGCACTATTCGTGCTGGGTATCAAGAGTTAAATAAATGGAATGTTCCTGTTGATAAGGTGGACGGACTATCTGAAGCCTTAACTAATTTAGTTGCTGGTAAATTTGGTATCAATGCTACGGCAGAAGATGCACAACTCGCATCACAGGCAATCGGTAGAGCGTTCAATGGTGATGTAGCTGGATTGACTAAGATGAAGATACCTTTAACTGAAGCACAAAAGCTAATCATCAAAAATGGTACAGAAGCAGAACGCTTGGCAACTATCAATGAAATAGTCAATGGTACATTCTCTAAACAGAATGAAATACTAGCTAATACACCAGATGGGCAACTCAAACGCATGAAGAACCAACAGGCAGCATTAATGGCTACGATTGGTAAGGGCCTATTGCCTATGCAAAAAGCCTTTATTGATATGGTTAGCACGATAATGCCTGTGGTCGCACCTGTAATACAAGACATATTTGGACTGTTTAGCGGTGCATTTACATGGATAGCACAGGTTATCACAGAAAACAAAGAAACAATTAAGACAAATCTAACAGAAGGTATGAACGTAGTTAAAAGCGTTCTATCCACTTTAGGTAGTGCTATTAAGTGGTGTGTTGATAATCTTGGGTTCTTAGTACCTGTTCTTAAAGTAGTTGTAGCTGGGTTTGTTGCTTTTAATGTAATATCTAGCATCTTACCTATATTGTTATCTATATTCAGTGGCTTTATGACTGTAGTAAAAATTGTAAGAGTATTGAATATGCTAATGATTGCAAATCCTATGGTGTTTGCATTATATGCCGTGATAGCTGCTATTGCGTTATTAATCTATAACTGGGATACAGTAAAAGAGGTAGCAATAGGTGTATGGGATGCTATTTCAAGCTATGCTTCGGAATTGTGGGAAAGCCTAGTAAGTGGATGTACTGAATTTGTAAACGGTGTTATAGAGGTTGTTACTCCTATCTATAACCGCTTCATGGAAATTATGAGTCCTATCTTAGATGGTGTTATGCAAATCTTCAACGGCATCATTGATTTCATTGTAGGTGTATTTACAGGCAACTGGGATATGGCCTTTAATGGGTTAGTCCAAATCTTTAATGGGTATTTTGGAATTATCAAATCTATTGCACAAGATGTGCTTGGATGGGTTCAAGACAAATTGCAATGGGCTGGTGAGAAAATCGATGCTATCAAAGAGGGCGGAGCATGGCTATATAACAATACTATAGGCCGTGTAACTGGTGAACATAATGCAACTGGTACTGAGTACTGGAAAGGTGGAGCGACATATGTCAACGAAAATCAACGTGGCGAAATTATCAATTTACCGAATGGATCACAAGTAATTCCACACGATGAAAGCATGAAACAATTAGCAAGTAGCCGTGGCAATGTAACAGTCAATGTAACAGTACAAGGAAATGTGATTGGTAATGAAGATTTCATGGATGCGTGCGGTAGACACGTTACTGATAAAGTAATGTTAGCTATGGGCAATATGTAGGGGGTGTGAAATGAGCTTTCAAGATAACGCTAAAAGCGTAATGAAGCAACGCTTAATGACGAAACAAGCTGACTTGCAAAAGTTAGCGGTAACTCGTGCTACTAAGTTTGCTGATAAAATTTCACATGGTCTAGTCGGTAAGATTTTAGATTATGCCGAACGAAAACCGACTACAGATATTGTATTTCACTCTGAATTGACGGATGAATACATTACATTGCCTGTAGTACCTAACCCTTTACCTACGATTAGTGAGCCACAATCTAACGAAACCTTTAATGGTCTTAGGGGTGATATTAAACTCATAGGGCCTTTAGGGTTACGAACACTAACACTAGATAATATCTTGTTACCGATTAATAAGGATTACTCATTTATTCGTGGTAATGGTAGTGATGGACTACAATGTTTGCAATTCTTTCAAGCACAACGGCAGATGAAAGCCGTGATGCGGATATGCATCATTCAATCTGATGGTAATGAAATCCTTAATATGCCATGTGTCATTAATGATCTATCTTACACATATGATAAGGTCGGAGATATTAAGGCCACAATAGGCATTGAAGAGTATGTATATACTAATACATCAACTACGGCTCAATCTTCGACTGGCGGTGAAAATAAGGCTACAGATACAAAAGCTACTGATAGTAAGGCGGTTAAGAAATGAAGTTACAGTACACAAATACAACTAAAGATAAAGATGGTAAAGATGTTACTGAAACACGTGAAATTACCGCCTATACAAATAACTATCAAAGGTCAGATGGTATTGATACATTAGGTCAAGAATTTACCTTTGATTTAGCAGATAATCCTTTTGATTTCAACCTTATGGGTACACGGCTGGCTATTGGCGGTAAGGTTGAGTTTAGCAATCAACTTAGTAACAATAATAAGAGTGCTACAACGAAACTAAACGAAGAGCAACAAGAACAAGTTATATTTCAAGGTATCGTGGTGGCAGAGAAACAAAGCGGTGCTAACAAATATAGTTACACTTGCTTTGATTACTGCTTTTATCTCAACAAGTCAGAGATAGAAATTCAATTCAATGGTGTTAGTGGCCTTGAAGCTATCAAGAAAGTGTGTAGTGAAAATAATGTTCCATTGGGTAATGTGGCTGATATTAAGACTAATATCAAAAAGATATATCAAGGTGAAACAGTATCAGATGTAATCAAGGATATTATTAAGCAAGCCACAGAAGAAACTGGCTATAAATACCGCTTAGAATACCGAGATGGCAAGATACACGTTGAAGATTATAAAGACTTAGTGTTGGATAAAGTTATTACTCAACCTATCAATAATTACTCAAGAGATTTAAGCATGGAAGATATGCGTAATAGCATTGTGGCTATATCTCAAAAAGAAAAGAGTACATCGGTTAAGTCAACCATTCAAGATGACGAAAGCATCAAGAAGTATGGCTTAATCAAGAAGATTGTTAAGGTTGATGATAAGAAGCAAGCACAGACCGCTCAAATTGCTAAAAAGACAATTCAAGATACAAATAAGGTAGCTGAAAAGTTAAACCTAACATTATTAGGTGATGATACAGTAAGGAGTGGTCGCATTATTATAATTGATGATTACACAGTAGACATACACGATAAATTCATAGTGGAAAACTGCAAACATAATTATGGAGTTAACCATACTATGACATTAGATCTAAAACGTGTAACTAAAGAGCTTGACACAAGCAAGTATAAAACAAGCACTACTAAAACTGTTACACCAAATGCAACGAATAGTACTGCTAATGCAACACAGGTTGATGCTGGTATGAACGCACTCAACGGATATGAAAGTGTATATCGTGATAATGGATGCGTAGATGTGGCAGTTAAGGCTGGTTCATATTACAGTCCATTCTTAAAGCAACAAGCTGATATGGGTGTAGCAGATGTACCAACATTAGTTGGTAATGCACAAAACGCTGGATATAAAGTAGAAGCCTTTGATGGTTATGCTAAGAAAGGCGATATTCTTGTATATGGTAATAATCAACACGTTATTATTTCCGATGGTGCTGGCGGTGGTTTTGGTAACAGTAGCAGTAAAGGTCATGCTATGTTCTACTCTGATGCCAATAACGCATGGCACACGAACGAAGCACCATCTAAAGTAATTAGAATGTCATAGGGGGATATATGGAGGAGTGGCACAGTCAAATGGCATCGATGTTCAAAGAACGTACCAACCCTATACGGATAGGTGCTTGTCTTGGCGAGGTTATCAGTACTTCACCATGGAAAGTAGCTATCAGAGATGGTAAGTTTACGATAGATGCATCTAATGGTTATGTATGCTTTCAATTAATTCACCATATCACTACTTATTCTTATAGACATAGTGGACAAATGACACATAAAGGGTGTCCAGCTGGCCCTAAATCTGATTACGATGCACAGGGTGAGGGTAAGATAGTGCTTAATGAATTATGGAAAGCTGGCGATAAAGTACTTGTTATTCCAGATGAAAATGAACAACATTTCTTTATCGTGGATATAGTTAAGGAAGGTGTGTAATGTTTCCTACAGATTACAACTTCACTAATTCCATTCAATCTACTAAAACGGCTACAAACGCACAACATAAGGTGGGGCGGTCATTTAAATTCGACTATAAAACACATCGTTTTGTATTTGAAGATGGTCGCAACGTAGAGGATACGCAGATTGAAGCAATTAAACAATGGATTGAGTTATTTATTCGGACTGAAATGAAGAAATACTTAATCTATAGTGATAGCTTTGGGTTAGATCTAACTAAGCTATTAGGGTACAGATTGCCAAGGGCATATAAAGTATCTGAAATAAAAAGAAGAATAACCGAGGGTATCATGAACAAAGTACCATGCGTTGTAGTTGTCAAAGATTGGCAGTTTAACGCTGGTATTTTTTATTTCACAGTAGTTACTAATACAGGGGAAGAGGTGAAGATAGAACATGAATTCGAATTATAGTGTTGATAGTATCCATAATACGATGCTTGAAAACATTGACGATGCGTATCAGAAAACCGAAGGCTTTCCAACGTATGACATAACAAGAGGTGAAGCGTTCGCCTTACTTGAACTGTGGAAAAAGGCGGAAGAAATCGAACGCAAACAAAACGTGGATAACTTAACAGGCGATGAACTAACAAGGGTAGTATTCCAACGCAAAGGAACGCAAAGAAAGTTAGCAACTAAGGCAGTATGTAACCTACGTATTGTGGATGGTAATGGCACTATCCATGAGGGCGATTTATTCGAAAGCGAAAGCGGTATTCAATATGAGTCGCTAGAAAACAAGGATGTAGTAGATAACTCTATCATCAAAATCAGATGTACTAAAGCTGGTGCAGTTGGTAATGTCCCTAAAGGCACAATAACGCAGATGCCTATTACTATTGCTGGTATCAATGCAGTAATTAATGATGATGCTGCCAAAGGTGGCGAAGATGAAGAAGCAGACGATGATTTGCGTGAACGCTACTATGAAGAGTTAAGAGAACCAGCAACGAGCGGTAACGATTACCACTATAAGCAATGGGCTAAAGAGGTCGAAGGTGTAGGTGAAGCTAATGTAATTGGTCTTTGGAATGGTAACAATACTGTTAAGGTAGTTATCATCAATTCAGATAGAAAGGCAGCAAGTACAGATTTAGTGAAGCGTGTACAAGATTACATAGACCCAGATAGTAAAGGTATAGGTGATGGACAAGCACCGATAGGGGCACATTGTACTGTTGTTAGTGCAACAGAAGTGCCTATCAATATTGATGTTAGAGGTGTACAACACACTACATCTGCTACTAAATCAACTATTACAAATGACATTACCGAAGCAGTAACTGCTTACCTAAAGAAGATAGCCTTTAAACAAAACTATGTATCAGTCGCACAGATTAGTAATATCATAATCGATAGTACTGGTGTTACTGACTACGAAAGTGTAACTGTAAATGGACAGACAACTAAAATTAATCTTACTAATGAACAAGTTGCCGTATTAGGTACAGTTAGCGTGGCTTTAAATGACTAATACAGATTTCAAAGAATATGCATTAAAAGCCATTAATAAGATGTATCGTAATGATCCATGGGTTAGAGAATTGTATCAAGCAGCTGGATTACAACTGCAAGATATAGATGAACTACTAGATGTGTTGCTAGATAATGGCTTCTTTGATGCGGTAGGTGAACGTGGTTTAAAGGTTTACGAAAAAGATTTAGGTATCAAAGGTGATGGCTCAATTGAACAACGCAGAGCCATAGTACAAATGTTATGGAATAATAACGGCAAGTGTACGCTAGATAGAATTAGGGCAATCGTTAAAACATTCGTTCTTGATGATGTAGATGTTCAGTTTGAAGATGGTGTATTAAAGTTAGAGTTTAACAACTCATCCTTTGTATATGCTATACCACAAATAAGAAGCAACTTGACTGTGGTGAAGCCTTCACATATTGGATTAAGTATTAATGATGTGCATAGCGTTGATACTGATTTATATGCTGGTAGCATTGTTACTACATTTGAAACTACTACCATAAATCCGATGGTAGGTTTTAACTCAACGCTAGATGATGCATCTATAGTGGCTGGTGTATACATTACTAAAGCCAATGTGATTAATTATATTAATTGTTAAGGGGGTATATAATGCCTAGTCAATATCCACAGAATGTGGTAACTAAAAACGGATTGGCAATGATTGCCGAAAGTGTGGCAACACGAAAGAATTTAATATTCACACGTGTAGTAGTAGGCGATGGAGATGCCACAGGCAGAAACTTCAATGAAATGACTGGTGTAATTTCACCTAAAATGGAATTGCCTGTAACAAGTGGGGTTAATGAAGGGAACGGCCAATATTTAATTACAGCAACATTGTCAAACAACACTTTAAATGTAGGCTTCTTCCCTCGTGAAGTTGGTCTATATGCAAAAGTAGATGGTAAAGCAGAAATGCTATATAGCTATACAAATGGTGGTAATAATGTAGGCTATGTTCCAGATAAGACTACACCGATTGATAGCGAAATTTATAAAATCAGAACAGTAATTGGTAATGCAAAAAACATCACTATCAATATGTCTGATAGTACATTTGTTACTAAAGGCGAACTAGATAGATATGTTGCTATTAGTTCTAGTGCTTATGTTAAAGATGCAAATAAAACTAATACAGGATTATCACTGATTAAAGGTGATAACACATCGAAGGTACTTGATTTTATTACTGCTAATTACAGTGATAGTGATACAAATAAAGTGCTTAATTTATCAACCCTTAAAAGCTTGTTGGGGCAAGGCGCCATAGTAGCATCTAAACTAACCAACAATGGCGGCTTTGTTAAATTTGCTAACGGTTTCACTATCCAATGGGGAATTGGTGGGCAAGATAACGTAACTAAGACAGAGGTAACCTTCCCAATTAGATTTACTACTTTATTCATGGCTAATGCTATTGATGCGTATTGGAGTGGTTCTGATACACCGAGATATTTTGCAAATTCTGCTAACGAAAGTAACAATACAAAAGCGACATTTGTAGCAAGTGATAGATATGCAGCATCATATTATTGGTTTGCATTAGGGATGGCATAATAGAAGGAGAAAACACATGAACCAATATGTATTTGTATTAAACGAACAAGGTGAACGTATTACATCTTTTGTTGATGATATGGTTAGTAAAGATGAATTACTAGATCATGCTAAACAAGAATGGCCAGATGCAGCGGATTATATTTACTCTGCAGACGGCGATAGTATGCTAGATGAATTTATGGCTGGCAAGTTTTATGTAAATGGTGAGTTTGTAATTCCACAACCAAAAGAACCAACTAAGGCTGAACAAATTGCAGAAATAAAAAATTACTATGATAAACGATTTGATGCCCTTGATAAAGCGGTATTGCGTAGACGATTGTCTAATGCGGATATTAGTGATTTGCAAGCACAATATAAAACTTTACAAGCTGAAATGGTAACTAAAATTAAGGCGGTGAAATAATGGAAGAGATTAAAAGCAATGTACCTGTAATGCGTTTTTGTGAATATTGTTGGGCCACTTTAAATGAAAATGGCACTTGCACCACAGAGGGGTGTATTCATAATGATCTAATGGATTTGGAAGAGGATGATGCGGATGTTACCAGTCCAACACAACTTTAATGTCATTAAAGGGGAAGCAATCACTCTAAATGTTGGATATACAAATGCAGTAGATAGTGAAAGCCTATTTGCGTGTGTTAGAAAATATCCAACGGATGATGAGTACAAGGCAAAGTTTGATGTGGCAGTATCACAAGAAGGGTTAGAAGGTGATGAGCTGAGTAAAATCATCTTATCATTGGACACCAACACATTGGACTATGGCAAGTACTATTGGGATTTATTCCTATGGAGTGGTGAAAAGCCTATTAAATGTCTGATAAAAGGTGAAATAACAATAGCTGAAGGCATCAGTAACAGGGGGAAATAATATGAGTGATGAAAATATTCATATAAAGTCTAATGATGATGATAAAATCATTGTCAAAGATAATACCCAAATTATTAAATTGCAAGGGCCGAAGGGTGAACCAGGAGAGCAAGGACCTCCTGGCCCTCCAGGGCCAAAGGGCGAACCTGGTAAGAATGGTATTGACGGACTAAACGGCGAACAAGGGATACAGGGTATTCAAGGCCCACCTGGTAAAGACGGAAAGCCTTTTACTTATGATATGTTCACACAGGAACAATTGGAGAATTTAAAAGGCCCTAGAGGTGAACAAGGACCACCAGGACCGCCTGGTACTGGTGCTAATGTAGATTTATCAGCATATACAACTAAACAAGATGCCGAAAATCTTTACCTAAAAAAAGTTGATATAAGAAACTACCTTACTATGCTAGGAGACACTAAATATGCATTAAAGACAGAGTTAAGTAATTATTTATCTAACGCAGATGCGATTAATAATTACGCTCAAAAGGGTTGGGCAACTCAAACATTCGCCTATAAAAACGATTTAGGTACTTTTATTAAGAAAAACGAGATTGCTCAATATGCGTTAACTCCTGGTGATGCTAGCACTCGTTACGTTAATAAACTAGAGGGGCAATCCTTCGCTCAAAAATCTGAATTAAGTGATTATGTGAAGAAAACGGAAATTAATCAGTATGCATCAAGTACACAAGGGCCACCAGGGCCTAAAGGGGAACCTTTTAAATATTCTGACTTTACGCAAGACCAACTTAATGCACTTAAAGGGCC